TGGAAATAGAGATTGTGATTATTTATTCTGTCACTCTGATTTGAATGGTTGTAGAATGCACCTTACTTCAGTTGCTCATAAAAACTCTGATAAAATTGATATTAAAAACTTCTCAGCATTTAAAGGAGTTTATTCAGGTCATATTCACTTAGTTCAAACTAATAAAAACTTTACTTTTGTTGGTTCTGTTTTTCAAATGGATAGAAATGACTATGGTGATCAAAAAGGAATTTTTGTTATAAATGTTGATGATGAAACTGAAGAGTTTATTCCTAATAATGTATCTCCGGTATTTAAGAAAGTAAGAGTTATCGATGAAGATGGTGTTCAAACACTTGAAAACTTAAAAGATTCTAAAGACTATATTGATATTGCTATATCTAATAACCTACTTATCTCTAATAGAAAGTTAAGAAGAAAATTGGAAATTATATTAGAAAAGAGTAATTTTGCTTCTGTTGAGTATATTGACGACATCACTAAAGAATTACAAGATGATGATGAGTTGAATGAGTCAATTGAAATCGATGAAGAAACTATGGATATTTCCATTTCTTTAGATTATGAGGACTATGTTAAAGAGTATATTCTAAAACAAAAATACGACAACGAAAAATTCAAATCCGGAGTTATTTCAGAATTTGATGAGATAATTAAGATTTATAAAGATAATTATAACGCACAAAACGATTAAAATGAACCCTATTGAAGTTTATGATAGATGTTTATCTGGAAAACCTTATTCTAAGGAACTTAAAATATATTCAAGAAGATATTTGCGGCGAGTAGTTCTGGAACTTGCAGAAATTGATGAATTTGAAAAATGTATTGAATTAAATAAATTTATTGAAAATAGATTTAATTTACCAGTTTTGTTAGATTGATTTTTAAATCACCTGTTCCTTTTATTAGCCTATGATAAGCACCCATTGGTATAAACACTTCACCTTCTATTACTTTTGGTAATTCGTTATCTATTTGAATCATCCAATCTGTTTCACAAATAGATTCAACAATACGATTTTCATGATCTCTGTGCCACATAAACTCTCCAGAATCAGTATCTTGACTGAACTCTCTGATAAATGTATTATCACTTAATTTAGTTTCTTGAAATGGTAACATTAACTTACTATCTGTTTATATCTTTCTTTGAATTTATCAATTTTACCCAACCAATTATCTTTAACATCACATTCTTCTACATAGTTTTTGACTCTTGGTTCAATATATAATAAAAGTTCTCTTATTTGTCCCATCAGTGCTGATAACAACTTAGGATTATTGTATAATAAACTAATATCATCAATTATTTGAGTATAGGTTTTCCCATTTATAAGAGGTTCTCTAAGTCTTTTCATCATATCAGTTAATTCATTAGTTGATTTTTGATTAACTCCTCTTTTAGTTATTTGTGAAAAGCCCATCGTTATTAACATGCCAAAATCAATCAGAAAGTCAGTGATGAATTTTTTGTTAGCCGATTCAAATATTTGATATGTTTTTAAATGTTTCATAGTTATATAATCTTTTACCAGAATCCCGGATAAGTTTTGCCTCCAAACAAATGACCGTATTTGTTTAGTCTACAAGCCCAGTAACCTGCTTTAGTTTTATCTTTTTTAGTTGAACATTTATGTCTTGAAGCGAAATTCTTTCTAGCTTCTGGATCACTAACTTTAGCAGTTAAACCTCCTTTAACATCTCCAAAATTCACACGAATTGTTTTTTTAGTCTTAGGATTCTTAACATATACATAGTATTTCTTACCTGATTTTGTATTTCTCATTGGGTGATTTAATTCAACTTCTTTGCCTTTGTATTCTGCTTCTTGTATAGATTCAATGTTTTCCATTGGTAAATCTAAAGGAACCAGTTCACCATTGAAATATCCAAATTTTCCAATTTCAGTTGATTCATAAATTTCTTTGTCAATATCACATAACTTAACTCTTCCTAAATCAAATAATTTACGAGCTTCTTTAATAACATCATAAAAAGATTCAGAACCTGGTCTAAATATATTTTCAGTAATAGGTTTATTATTATCTAAATGGTATTTAAGATTTTCTGAAAAAAGAGAATTGATAAAATCAGAAGCTCTTTGTATATTCTCATCAGGTGAACATTTGCAATTTTCACATCCACATTCGCAATCTTGTTCTCCAGAACAACTATTGCAACATCCACATCCTGACATTTCACTTTCTTCGTAATCGCTATCAATCTCATCTTCTAAAAAATCAGCACCTCTGAGTTCTATACTTGATTGTTTATCAACTTCGTATTCATCGGTTGGTCTACCAAAGTCATCTGAGATTCCTAAATCATCATCGTCATTTGTTATACTTATTGTAATAAAGGATTCAAATTTTTCAATCTTATCTAATTCTTTTTTGAATTCTTTCTCGACTTTTTCTTGGTCATCTACTGATGTTTTAAAAGATGGTTTGTCTTCTTTATCTTTTTCTAAAGATTTAGCACTGAAAAGAATATCTTTTTCTTCTTCTTTCTTCTTATCGTTAAATTTTTTAACCTTCATATATTTAGTTATTTTTTAGTTACTTAGTTTTTTAACTATTAAAGCACATTTTTCATATTCTTCATTTGATTCAAGCTCTTTTAAATAGTCTTTTAATTGTTGTCTACTTGATAATTCAAGTCTTAATTTAAATCTCACCTCTTCTAGTTCTTTCATGTTTTTAGTAGATGTGTCAATTATCTTATTTATAATATATTTATCAGCTTTTTTAGAATAAAGAAAATCATCCCAAGTATAAATACCGTTTTCATTTAGAAAATCTAATATTTCCGCAACACATGAGTCAATTTGTGACTTTTGTGGTTGTTTTCCTTTTTTAAAAATCTTTCTGAAGAATTCTTCATTTAGAAAATCATCATAATTGTTAATTTTACCCATATCTTATATATTATTTTCTTTGATTGAGAAATGTAAAATTAATATATACTCAAAAGTCATATTAATAGATGTCAAATCACAAAAAACTGTTCTTCTTCAACAAAGAGGGTGATTATTTAAATTTTAAATACAATGAAACCACTGATCGTTTTGAAGGTGATATACTGTTTCACAAAAATTCTACAGATACTTACAAAACAGCAGCTGTCTATACCTTAGAAAATATACCTTCTTTTGAATATGAGTTACCTGGTGAATTGACCACTAAAAAATTTCAACTATTTAATGAAAAGGGATTTCATTTTTATGGTTCTAAGACTTTAGTTGAAGAAAGAGTAAGTAAAATAGAGCCGGTAAACAATGATCCTGCTTTCTATACTAAGTGGATTTATGGTGATGGGTTTGAAACAAAGTTTCCAATTGGAACTTTAATTAAGTTTGATACTACATTTTTAGAGTTTAATAATACAAATCAAGTCTATACTGTAATTTCAACTGGTGGTAGTAAAATAATGGTAGTTTCCATGATGGATAATGCTACTTTTGAGGCTCAATATCAATCCACTTATATAGAACCTGAAAATTATATTGATATTACTATTTCTGGTGTTAATGCTTTTGGTGTTTATGATTACAGAGATTCTAATTATATACCAAAACTTTCATTATGGAACGAAAGAGAATTTTTTGATGAATATTACTATGGTAGAAAATTAAATATAGTGGGTAGTGATAAAAATGATGGAATCATAACAGTCACAAGTTCAAATTTTAATGATCTAACACATTTTGAATATTCTTTAGATAGAAATGATCTACCTTTGGACACAAATTTGATAATGGAGGTTCTTACAAGAACTGACGTTCCTTTGGTTTATCAGGGTGGTATGACACTTAATGGTAACAGAATAGAAATCAAAGAACTTCTGAGATATCCACAGGGTTTAAAACCAGGAACTGAATTTAGAATTGTCGCGAGTCAATCATCAGCTACAAATTTCTACAAAGTGGCTGCTATACAAGAATTTAGAGAGATTACTTCAACTACTGCTTTTAATGTAGAAGATCAGGTTATTTGGAATGGTAAGATATACCAATGTGTAGTCGCTTATACTCAAAGTATAAGTAATTTAGCAACATCTAATATAACACCCGAAAATACCGATTATTGGGCAAACCCTACTTATGTTGGTGTTGAAAATAACTTTGCATTTGAAGATTTTTTAAGCGCTCAATTATTTTTAACATCTGATAGATACTATTATACTTATGGTTGGACTTATTCAGCTGAAACAACTTTAGCTTCATTTGCTCAAAAGTTCAAATCAAGTTTAGAAATATTTAATATTGATCTTTATTACTCTAATAAAAAGTTAAGGGCTGATTTAAAATATCCATCTAAATATGCTGTAGTTAATTTCTATCATACTAATATTGGACCGACCTACTCTATAGGTGATGTAGATCAAACAGTGGAAAGAATAGTTGGAGTCACGGAAAAATTAAATCAAGAATTAAATTATAACTATTCAGAAAATAAGAAATATGTTATCGTATTTACTGATATAGATGACTTTGGTTTTAAAGTGGTTATCAATAATCAGGTATATGATGAAGAAGCTGTATTGGTTTATTCTGGATCTTACATAGATATGGAAAGGAGTATTGATAAGACTTTGAGAAATTGGCTAAAAAGATGGTATATAGATTTGATGGCTT